TAACGTAGATTCTAACATGCACCAGGCGGCATGGGACAGCTACGCGGCCGAATATCGCAGGAATCACCTACCAAAATCCCATGAAGTTACCGTACCTTCGTGCTGCTGTTGGTAAGACACAGCGCACAGTAGGACAGTGGGGCGGCATTGACGAGCGCCTGATAATCAATGATGCGTCACTGTCCAAAATGAAAAATATGAGCACGCGGTTCTTCCCGGCCATTGGAACCCGCCTGCCGAGGGGGGCGTCACAGCGGACCATTGCAAATCCGCACGGACTTTATCATAAGAACGGGTTGTTTTGGATCTCCGGGACACAGTGCTACTACAAGGGTAATGCGATCAGTGGCATGACCGTGACCAACGGTGACAAGCAGATTGTCGGCATGGGAGCGTACATCTGTGTCTTCCCGGATAAGAAAATCTACAACACCAAGACCGGGGCCGTGACTTCCGTTGACGCATCTTACACGCAGTCCGGAACGATTACATTTGCAGAGCTTTCTTCCGATTCTGCTTTCTGCAAGATTACAGCGTCCGGGATCCATAACAGTTTTAAGCAGTACGACGGCGTCCAGATTGCGGGAGTAAATGACAAAGCGTTCCTGGTCGATGGAAAGGCCGCCACTAAGGTTATCAGCGAGATCGGGACTAATTATATTGTAGTGTCCGCCGTGATACAAAATGCCTGGACCGGTAAGGCGAGGTTTACCGCCAGCAGCGGAAGCACAAAGATCGAAGGAACGGGTATCAACGACAATTTCAGCGCTAATGATGTGGTTAAAGTGGTTGGCTGTAAAGACGATGCGCTTAATGTGTCCGGTAAAACGGTTACTTCTAAGGGCACCAACTACGTCATTATCAACCAGTCGTTCCCCACAAAATCATTTACGCAGTCCGGAACGGTGACTTTCTCGCCATATTACAGCGGATCTAACCTGACGCGGATCTACTGCGCTAGCATGGGTGACAAGTTCTCCGAGGGAGATATTGTCACGATTGCCGGGTGCACTGGTGGAGCATCATCCTACAACGGCAGTAAGACCGTAAGGGGTGCTGGAACCGGATACATACTCGTTGATGGCACTTTGGCGTCAAATGTCACGCAGGATTCCGGGATCACAATCAATCGGACAGCATTTGAGCAGACCGGCGTGACCGTCAAGCGGACGTCGTTCACAAGGACTTCCGGGATCACAATCAAGCGGCAATCGCAGAGCTTTGATTATGTCTGCGAACATGACAATCGCTTATGGGCCTGCAATTCCGCAAACCATGAGATATACGCCAGCAAACTCGGAGATCCTACAAACTGGAACTGCTATGAGGGTATCAGCACCGACAGTTACACGGTCACAGTCGGTTCAGACGGTGATTTTACCGGGTGCTGCAGTCACATGGGGTATGTGCTCTTCTTTAAGGAGCAGTCAATCTCCGTGATGTATGGCAACAAGCCGAGCAACTTCCAGTTGAGCCAGCGGCAGATGCCAGGCGTAAGGGCAGGGTGTAACCGGTCTCTTTGCGTTGTCAATGAAACGCTTTACTATGTTGGCCGGGATGGCGTCTATCAGTACGACGGAGCGTCACCCAAAAAAATATCCGATGCCATCCTGTCGAAGCTCACAGAGGCCGTAGCAAGCCAGCAGGACGGCAAACTATATCTTTCCTGCCTTAAAGACGGGACACGTACCTTGCTTGTATATGATCCCCGCTATCAGATATGGGACACTGAGGACAGCACGCATTTTAAGTTTGCGGCGTATGGCGATGGTGTTCTCTACTATATTGATAGCGCAAATGCTTTGAGGACCATTACCGGCTCAGATACAGCAGTCATTGATTGGAGCCTGGAATCCGGAGACCTTCGGGAAAACAGTCTTAATCAGAAGTGGATCAGCAAGGCACAGTTCAATTTGTGGTTGGATGTTGGAAGCGAAGCAAACATTTACTTCCAATTTGACGAGGATCCGCTCTGGCACCGGGCATATACGGTCCACTCTGTAATAGGTAAGACCTACAATATCCCGATTGTGCCGCAGCGCTGCAGCCGATTCCGATGGAAGATCGAGGGCAAAGGGCAGGCAAAGCTCCTCGCTATGGGTATTTCAGTGGAAGGAGGGAGCGAGATAAATGGCAACATTCAATCTTGGTTCCGGCACTGATTTAAACAATTTGGACAGCATAGACAAGGTTAAGTCCTACCTTTTTACCCTTACTGAGCAGCTCAAATACATGTTCAACAATCTGGACCCGCAGGAAAATTACAGTGAGCAGGCCAGACTGACTCTTGTTACGGACGGTGAGCGCCAGGCGTCCATTGAAGCATCATTGGAAGGGGTCCTTCTGAATTACGTTTCCAAAGACGGTATCGTGTCCGCAATCAATCTGTCCGAGGAGCTGATTCAAATTGAAGCGTCAAAGATCAAGCTGGAAGGCGTCGTAACCGTGAATGGAAACTTCAAAATCGGTCTCGACGGCAGCATAGAAGCCAATAACGGGAAGTTTACCGGGGACATCGAGGGATCCACGATAACCGGCTCGCATATCTACTCGTCATACTATGGGACAACGGCGGATGATTTCTACATCACGGCATCAGGAGATGATACTGTGGTAGGCATCAACGGATTCACCTTCGAGAACCGCATGCAGTACACCGATTGGATCGGGGCGGTGGAAAACCCCGCGACCAACGGGGATACGGCAGGAATCAACGGAAGCACAGGTGACGCGGGATTCCATAAACTGTACCTCCTGGATGACTACTACGAGGGATCTGACGGTTCTTTTTGGGATGTGACGAGAACTATCAAATGGCTGGACAACCGCATATCTGCGCTGGAAAGCAGCGGTGGCGGTGGCGGTGGTGACGACGATGATGATGGCGGCGGCGGCACTACACCTGATCCCGGTGGCGATGGTTGGGATCCTGACAACCCTGATGGACCGGTCACATAAAGGAGCGAAAAATGACATACAACTACGATAAGATTTCCGCTTGCCTGCGAATGCTTGAAGAAATCCAGGTGAGTGGGACTGACAACATGTTAAAAATCCTTTTTCTCAAACAGACCTTACAAAATCCAGTAAAGGAGGGCAAAGACGATGGCAATGGTAGCCCGTAACAGACGCAGTCAGGAAGAAATCTATAAGTCTCTCGGTCTGAATTATTCAGGACCGAGTTCTTCAAAATCGTCCGGGAATAAGATGGTTGATGATACCCCCGGATATGTAGGGGCGCGAAATCCGGTTCCGTCTGCCAGTGAGATTCAGGGTATGCCGAAGAACCCGATCAGCTTCAGTGGTCCGCCTGCCGCAGTGACTAACGGAGTAGTCGGAGTAAAACCGGCATCGGCGCAGGTCGAGACCGTTGGGAAGGTTCCAGGATCTGACAATACAATCAACGGTGGCGGAACAGCGTTTCAGGTAAGCGCCAGATATAATCCGTTTGACGAGAGGTTCAACCGCCGGCAGTTTACTACAAGCGGCGACACGGACGAGTATTACGATCTCATGCGTGAGACCGAGGAAAACCGGCCGGAAGCGTTCCAGAGCCGGTATGAGGGTGCAATCCAGAACATCCTTGACGGGATCCTTAACGGTAATCAGGAGAAGTTTGACATCAATAAGGATGCAAACTACCAGGCGTTATATGATCTCTATTCTCAGCAGTATCAGGCCAACGCGAACCGAGGTATGCGCGACACGATGGGAGCGATGCAGGCGGCGACCGGCGGTTATGGATCCACGGCGGCCACAGCTGCAGCAGGGCAGGCGTATGACAGAGCGATGGAAGGTCTGAACGATAGGAATATGCAGCTCATGCAGATGGCATATCAGATGTATGGAGACGCGCAGAATGATCGTTACAGACAGCTCGGTGCTGTGACTGGTCTGGATGATACAGACTATGCACGATACCGCGATACCGTTGGAGACTGGCAGGCTGATCGTAACTATTATGCGAACCAGTACCAGAACTTCTTTGGTAACGACATGAACCAGTACCAGTTCGATGTCGGAATGGACTGGAATGAGTACCAGGACCGCGCTAACCGGGCATGGCAGGAGTTTGAGTACGGTGATCAGCGGGACTATCAGCGTGAGCGTGATGCAAAGGCCGATTATGATGCGGCTTTTAACCGGGCGCTTTCCCTGGCACAGTCCG